CCCTCCCGGACCGCCGCCCCCAGGCGGGAACGGTGAACCCGGAATTTGACGCGGCGCGCTTCGCCGCGCTTTGGAGGGCATAAAAAGCGTGGACTATTTGGGTTGGGAGCTGGAACGGCAGGGAGCCGCGCTGCGGGCCCTGCTGGGCGGTGGAAGCGCAAAAGAGGGCGGGGCGCCCCTCCAAGGCGGGGGAGCGGCTGAAGACGGGCGGCGGAGTCCGGCGGGCCTTGGGAACGCGGGGGAAGGCGGCTCGAGGGAGGCCGGGCGATACGCCGGAGGGCGCGGAGAAACCGGGATTCCCCCGGTTGGGGGCCCGGGGGCCTGGGAGATGCTCCGGGAGGCAGGGCGGACCGCCCTGGGCGGAGGGTCCGGCGGCTTGCCTGCCCCAGGGGACGCCTGGGAGGGATTTTTAAACGGGGAGGGCCTGTCCTGGGAAGGGCGGAGCGCGGAGACACACGCTCCGGAGAGCCCCAGGCAAAGGGCCCCGGAGGAGACCCGGGCGCTCCGCCGCGGAGGGACAGGCGCGGCGGAACCCCAGGAACCCTCCGGCGGGCGGGAACCCGAAAAAGGGCCCTGGGAAACAGCGGCGGGGCCCCCGGAGGAAACGGAAGCCGCCGCCGGAGGGGCATACGCCGGAAGCGCCCCTGGAGAAAACCGGGCCGCCGGAGAAATTCCCCGCTTGGGCCCAGGCGGGCCCCCGCTGTCCGGTGAGAACCCCGGCGGCAGGGAAAGCCCCCATGACAGGGCGTCTTCCATAAACCGGGGCGTCCCCGGGAAGGCCTCCCCCGGGTCCCCAGGCCTGGCCGGGAGGGCAGTCCGGGAAGAGCGGCTGCCCCGGTCCCTCCCTTGGGGGACGGGCCGGGAGAGCCCCGCCCTCCGGGCGGAGGACGGGGCCAGGGCCCTGTCCCGGGCGGTCCAGCGGGACGCCCGGCGGTATGACGGCGGATTTTCCATATATTGACGGATACCCGCCCCGCCGGAGGAAACCCCTCCGGCGGGGCCGTGAGAGGAGGGAGGCAGCATGCGGCTGGCGCCGATGCGGTTTAAAGAGTTCACATGGCCCCACAACCCGGAGGTCTACACAGTGGAATACCGGCGGCGGATCGCCGTCCACCCGGCGCCCTTCGGGCCCTGCGTGATGCAGGAGCTGGGGAGCTCCTACCGGGTCTTAAAGGGAGAGGGCGTCTTTGTGGGGGAGGGCGCTTACCAGCGGTTCCAGGAGCTGGCCGGAGTCTTCCAGCAGGAGGGGCCGGGGCTGCTGGTCCACCCGGTATGGAAGGCAGAACGGGCCTATTTCGCGGCCCTGGAAGCCATGGAAGAACCCAGGCCGGACTTTGTGCGCTACCGTTTCGAGTTCTGGGAGGACGGGGGCGGCTATGACGGCGGGCTGAAATCCGTGGAACCGGGAAACGGGGGCGGCCCCGGAGGCGCCTCCCCGGCGGGAAGCGACTCCGGGAACCAGCGGGTTCACACCGTCCGGAAGGGGGATACCCTCTGGGCCGTCGCCAAGCAGTACGGCGTGGAGCTGGCGGCCCTGGTCCGGGCCAACCCCCAGATCAAAAACCCGAACCTGATCTACCCCGGAGAGGCGGTGAAGGTACCATGACGGGAACGCTTTACACGGCGGACCACCGGATGTTCCGCCTGCCCCCGCTTTTGAGCTGGCGGGTCACCCACACGGGGACGGTGCCCTGCGACAGCTTCTCCGCCACCTTCGTCTACCAGAAGGAGATGGCGGAGGTCCTGCCGCTGGCGGCGGGCTTCGCGGCGGAGGCGGAGGGGGAGACGGTACTCCGGGCCATCGTGGACGAGTACACGGTGGACCTGGACGCAAACGGGCTGACGGCCACCATCTCCGGCCGGGGCTACGCCGCCCGGCTGCTGGACAACGAGTCCCGGCCCGTCACCTACCAGCAGGCCACCCTGGCGGAGATTCTGGCGAACCACGTCCAGCCTTACGGCATCACCTGCCGGGACGTGGCGGCGGTCCGGGCGGAATCCGTGTACACCGTGGCGGCGGGAACCAGCCAGTGGAGGGCCGTGGAGGGCTTCTGCCGGGCCTACGGGGGCTTCGTCCCCCGGTTCAGCCGGGAGGGGGAGCTGCTGGCGGGGCCGGAGCCGGAGGGACGGACCCTCTCCATCGGGGAGGGGGGCCCGGTCCTGGCCTGCACCCTGCGGGAGGACCACTACGGCGTGCTGACGGAGGCCCTGGTCATCGACAAGACCCGGAATCAGGACTTCTCCGTCAAAAACCAGGAGATGATCCGCAAGGGGGGCCAGTGCCGCCGGGTGGTTTACACCCCGGGACAGAGCACCTGGGCCGCTATGCGGTACACAGGGGAATACCAGATTCAGCGGTCCCAGGAGGACGCCTGGACAGCGGAGGTAACGCTGCCAGGGAGCTTCCTGGCTTTCCCGGGGGACCGGGCGGCCCTGTCCCTGGAGCGGATGGGCCTTTCCGGGACCTTCCGGGTGGCGGAGGCGGAGAACCGCTTCGACCACCGGAACGGGGCGTCGGTTACGCTGACGCTGAAGCCTTTGGCATAGGAGGAAACAGGATGTGGCTATCCAGACAGCTCAAGCCCGCGCCAGCCGCGGCCGACGCGGACTTGGGAATCACCACCATCAGCGGGCGGAAGGTGGGCGTGGTAACCCGGGGCGAGGTCCGGGACCTGCCCGTTTACGGCCCCGGGGGGTATCTCTGGGCCCCCGCCAACGGGGCGGCGGTGCTGGTGGTAAAAGGGGGCCCCGGCGGCGAGGAACAGTGCGTCGCCGGGACCCGGCCCCAGGAGGAAGCCCGGCAGATCGGGCCGGGGGAGGTTTATATCTACGGGCCCGGCGGAAACTCGGTATATTTGAAGGAGGACGGCAGCGTGGAAATCAGGGGGAGCCGGGTATCCGTGGCCGGGGAGCTTTCCATCGACGGGCGGCTCTCCGTCAACGGGGAGCCCTACAGGCCCTGTAACTGCTGAGGGGAGGCAGAACCATGGAACTGGAACTGAAGAACGGGGACTATCTGGCCGACGGCGTGGGGGGCCTGCGGCGGGTGGGGGGCCGGGAGGCCCTCCTCCAGCGGGTCCTTTTCCGGCTGTCGGCCCGGCGGGGCGGTTTCCCCTTCTGGGAAACCCTGGGGAGCCGCCTGTGGGAACTGGGCCGGGTCCCCGCGCCGGAGCGGCGGAGCGCCGCCAGGCAGTATGTGGCGGAGGCCCTGGCGGAAGAGCCCGTGACGGTGGAGGACGTAACGGTGGGCCCGGGACGGGACGGCAGCGCGGCGGTAACGGCGCAGCTGCGCTATGAGGGAGAGTCCCTGCCCGTGACGGTGGAGGTCCTGCCGTGAGAAGAAGGGGAGGCGGACATGCGGAACATTGAGGAAATATACGGGCAGCTGTTAGCGGACTTCGCGGAGCGGGCGGGCTTCACACCGGAGGCGGGCTGTGACTTGGCAGTGCGCCTGTGGGCGGCAGCGGCGGAACTCCAGGCCCTGGAAATCCAGGCGGACTGGGTGCTGGACCAGAGCTTCCCCCAGACGGCCCAGGGGGTCTACCTGGACCGCCATGGGGACATGCGGGGGCTGAAGCGCCTGGGGGCTTCCCGGTCGGGGGGCTCCCTGCGCTTTTCCGTAGAGGCGGCCCCGGCCATGGAGGTATCCATCCCGGCGGGGACGGTGTGCATGACGGCAGAGGAGGTCCGGGTGCGGACCACGGCGGACGCGGTAATCCCCCCGGGGGCCCTGTACGCCGACGCCCCCGCCGAGGCGGTGGAGCCCGGGCCGGGGGGCAATGTGGTACCAGGGGCGGTGCGGTTTCTGACCGCCTGCCCCACGGCGGTGACGGCGGTGACCAATCCAGGGGCCTTCACCGGGGGGGCCGGGGAGGAGGACGACGAAACCTTCCGCGCCCGCATCCTGGAGAGCTACCGCCGCCTCCCCAACGGGGCCAACACCGCTTGGTACGAAACCACAGCCATGAGCTACCCCGGCGTCACAGCGGCCAAGGCCGTGGGCCGGGCGGAGGGACCAGGGACGGTGAACGTCTACGTCACCGGGGAAAAGGGCCTCCCGGATGAGGAACTGCTGGCGGGGCTCCAGGCGGAGCTCCAGGAGAAGCGGGAGATCGCAGTAACAGTGAAGGCCCTGGCCCCTTCCGCCAAAACCGTGGACGTGGCGGTGGCGGTAACTCCCAAGGAGGGGACGGACCGGGAGGCGGCGCTGGAGTCCGCCCGGCGGGCCATCGCCGATTTCTTTGGGGGGCGGCTGCTGGGCCGGGCCGTGCGGCTGGCGGAGCTGGGAAACCGCCTCTACGATCTGGAGGGCGTGGAAAACTACCGCTTTACCGCCCCGGCGGAGGACATCCCGGCGGACAGCACGGCGCTGCCCGTGCTGGGGACGCTGGAGGTGACGGAGCTGGAGGAGGCGTAACATGTACGAGGAGTATCTGCGGGGGCTGCTGGCCCCCCTGGGGGTCTACCGGCTGGACCGGGACTCCCTCAGCGGGGCGGAGCTGTACGCCCTGGGCAGGGGATTGGACGCTGTGTCGGATCGTCTGGAGAACGTGGAACAGGAGGCCGTCACCGCCACGGCGGAGGACGAGGGGCTCCGCCGCCGGGAGGCCCTGTTCCTCCGGCGGCCCGCCGCCTTCACGCCGGAGGAACGCCGGGCGGCCATCGCGGCCCTGCTGCAAATCGACGGGGACAGCCTGACGCCGGAGGCCATCGGCCGGACCATCCGGGGCTGCGGAATCCGGGCCCAGGCCATTGAGATGGGGACCAACCAGGTCCGGGTGGTGTTTCCTGGGACAGTGGGGGTCCCGGCGGAGTTCGGGCAGATTGAGAAAATCGTGCTGGACATCCTGCCCTGCCACCTGGGGGTGGAGTTCTACTTCCGGTTTCTCACCTGGGAGGAGTGTGAGGAGGCGGGGTTTACCTGGGCGCTTGTGGAGATCCAAGGGTATGACTGGGAGAAGTTTCAAATGGCGGTACCTCCTGCGGAGGAATGACGCTTGCCCTTCGGGCGGGGGGCCCATTTTTTCATAAGAAAAAGAGTCTGTGCCCGCGGGCGCGCGCCGGAGGCAAACGGGCCGTACGCGGTCCAAAAGAGAAAAAGAAGTACAGGGGGACGCGGCTGAATGAACGGCGGAACCGGAATGGCTTACCCCGCGCAATGAAATTGTAGGGGGGTGTTCCTCGGCGAATGGACCAGTTCCTCTTTCCGCTGCCGCTCATCTGGCGGCAGGGAGTACATATCCGCCTTTTTCCGGGACTGTCCTCTTCCGGTAGATCACCCTGTAGGGAAAGGGGCTCCGTCCCCTCCCGCCCTGGAATCCTCCCTGGCGGAGGAAAAGCAAAAGAGCGTCCAGCCGGACGCTCTTTCTTTATAGATGTTTCCAT